GGCGTCTCGCATATGTGGATCATAGTTTCTAAAATCAAATTCTAGTTCACCACCTTTGTATTCTGATCCATCTGTTAACTGACAAGTCATAGATAGTTTTCTAATTTTACCGTTGTCTGGTCCTTCTTTTTGATAAGGTTTATCCCAACTATCACAATGCCAATCATAATATTGGTTGTGTTTATATTTTGTAAACTGACAAGATTCAGATCTTTCCCATTCAAAATTCCAACCTGCACTTCTATTAGCTTCATGTACATATGGATGTAATTCTTTATATATCCAAGTATCATTTAACCATACTAAATCAGATTTTCTTTTTCTTTGTAAATTTTTAACTTGTTCTTTATCTAATTTTTTATCTCCATAGCCACCTGTTCTAGCCATAACTTCTTCTTGTGAATTTGCATAAGCTATTACATCATCACAAAATTTAGGTGTAAGAACACCACTAAAATACCAATAGTAATTAGTTAGATTCATAATTAAAATTTATTACAACTCTCCTTTTTTCATCAGTGCAAGAGGATCCTGTATGTTTTAATTTAGAATCAAATTCTACATATTTGTTTTCTTCACTAATTATTTTTTTTCCATTTTCGAATTTAGTATATCCATTACATTTGTTAATATAAAATATACCTGTTTTTCCTTCGTATTGATCTATATGCATTCCGTGTTCTGTAATATCAATATCTTTTGTTAATAAATTAGCTTTTATTTTATTTAACTTTTTAAATTTTAATTTCTTTAAAATTGGGTCTAAAACATTTATCATTTTTTCAGTGCAATTAATTTTACCATCTATTATAAAACAAAATTCAAATTGATAATCTTTTTGATTATCACTAACTATTTTAGGTATAAAATGCCAAGGCATATAATTACCCATAATAAAATTTTTTAATTTATTAAATTCTTCTTTTGGTAAAAAATCTTTATATATATTCATAAGTTATTGTTTGTACAAAGTTTAAACTATCCTTTTGATTATTGGTTAAATAATACATATTAGTTGATGGAAACATAATAAACATATTATTTTTAAGTGGTATATCCCAAGATCTACCTTTACGTCTATTATCTTCATAATGTATTCTAACCATACAGTCTTTGACTTTTACACCATAGAGTAATGTATAGTCTGGTGAGTTTCGTAGATCGACTGGATCTATATTTAATAATGGAATTGTAGTCTCGCTAGGTTTATAGATATTACCCCACGTTTCTTTGTTAACTAAAGTAAAACCATAGTCTAAATTTATATGATCTCTCATATAAGTGTTCAACATATCGAATGTTCGTGAAAACGGAAAATCTTTGTTTTGAATTACTGATTGTAAGATATCGCCTGATAACTTATCTCGGTCAATGTCCCAATCTTTAGGCATTGCCACATCACCATAATATAGAGCTTGCTCTGTTAATACTTTCTTTTGCATACCACCACCATTTTTAATTTATGCTAATTCGTCTGTCAAGTCCCAAGTTTGGCCAGCTTCATTCCAGACGTAAGACCATCTGTGAGTATTTGCTTCGTTTTGTGATTCTTGTTCTGCAGTTAATGCAGGAGCATCACCGATTGGTGATTTCCAAGTAGCTGTAGCTGTGTCTTTTACCCAAGATGCATATGGTTTTTTAGACCAAAAAATTTGATCATCTTCGTCCCAAGTATAACCTATACCTGCGTAGTTTCCTCTAAAAGGTGTGCCACCTAATTTATGTGTATTACTTATTGTGTTGTATGAAGTTTGAATCCACATTTGTGCAGGCCAGTTGTTGTGTGTTTCTAAATATTGTTGACCTACTGATTCATCTTCAACACCATCAGCGTTTAACATATCTTTGTTATCAAGTGTTAATACTTGAATAATTTTTCCGTTAGCTCCTAGTTTTGCAAAATGTGCCATAATGTTTCTCCTTATATATTAATTTTAATTACCATTCAACTACTGAAATCTATACCTTATTATTACTATACCAGAACCACCATTTCCACCACTAACACATTCAGGGGTTCCACCACCTCCACCGCCACCACCAGTGTTTACAGTTGCTGCATTACCTTGTCCAGTACCACCAGCTGCACCACCACCTGATCCACCAGAACCTGCAGGGCTAGATGGAGATCCACCTCCGCCTCCGCCAGCTCTTGCTGTTGGGGTTGCATTAATTGAACTTGTTGCTCCTGCTCCACCATTTCCTGTGTCAGGTGCTCCATCTGCTCCTTGGGCTGTTGCTCCACCTCCACCACCGCTTCTTACACTACTACCACCAGCAGCACCACCAACAAAACCTTGTGCAGGAGTCACTGGAGGAGTATTACCTGCTCCACCACATCCACCAGCACTATTTCCTGAACCACCGCCACCACCTGATCCACCAGCTATACCTTTTCTTTGAAATGGAGTAGGTCCATAAGGTGCGCAGTTTGCATCACCTGGAGCTCCACCGCCACCACCTGCAGAAATTATTGTAGAAAATTGAGAATTACTTCCTGATGATCCTATACCAGAAGAAGGCGGACCTGTTCCAGCTCCTCCATTACCACCAGCACCAACTGTTATTGGAAATGCTGTTGCTGTGACTGTAATTCTATTTGGAGAGGATGGATATCCATTTAATGGAGATCCTGTATAAGGTGAACTTGGACTTACTACTTCTCTATATCCTCCAGCTCCACCACCGCCACCTCTTGCTTGAGCTCCGCCACCACCACCCGCAACGACGACGTGTGAAACTAAATTATCTGTTGCTGAACTTGCAACGCTTGATACACAAAATGTTCCTGGTCCTGTAAATGTATGAATTTTACAATTTCCAGAAGTTGTAATTGTACCACCAGTAGCTGAAATATAAGGTGGTGCTCCTACAATATTAGATGTTGAATCAATAACATTTTTCCAACCCTCTGTGTCATCAACATATACAAAATATGCAGATTGTCCTTCAGTGCTTAATACTGCATCCTCTGCTACTCCACCTATTTTTTGTGAACCATTTGCTGCAATAGTTAAGTTACCCGTTTGAAAAGTGTTTGTGTAATCTGCTACTGCAAAAGAATTTCCTGCAGTTCCTGCAGGAAGAGTTACTGTAAAACCTCCACTAGAGGTATCACAAAAATATCCTTCGCCTGCTGTTACTGTAAAACCTGTTGTTTTTTTTGTTGTTACCCAAGATACTTCACCTGTAGAACCAAACCCTGATGCAGTACCAGAATTTGAAATTGATACACCAGCAGGAATTGTGAACGTATCACCACTATCTCCTAATGTGGTTGTACCACACGCTGTTCTTGGACTAATTTTATTTACTTTTATTTCACTCATAATTATTGAAATTTATACCTTATTATTACTATACCTGAACCACCTGCTAAACCATTATTAGGAGAGTGTGCTGCGTATGCAGCTCCCGCACCACCGCCAGTATTTGCTGTTCCTGCTACACCTGCAGGAGTACAACCTGTTGCTCCACCTTTTCCACCACCACCTGCTCCTCCTGGACCAGCTGCGTTAGGGCCATTAGCACCACCGCCTCCGCCTCCTGCAAAAGCTGTTGGAGTTCCATTAATACTTGTTGTTGCGCCTGTTCCTCCACCACCATTGCCTGGATTTCCTGATGCACCGACTGTTGTTGCACCACCTCCACCGCCACCTACATAAGGTGCAGGAGTTGGACTTGGAGCTGTGTTTCCACCAGCAAAACCTTGAGATGGACTTGCGGGAGGCGTATTACCAGCTCCTCCAGGAGCACCTTCATTTGATCTTGCTCCACCACCAGATCCTCCAGCGTTGCCAGGTTGGGAATTTCCACTTCCACCTCCACCACCACCAGCAGATGTTATTGTTGAAAAAACTGAATCACTACCATTAGAACCTTTATTATTTTCGTTTGAAGATCCAGACCCTCCAGCACCTACTGTTATTGGAAAACTTGTTGCTGTGACTGTTATTGGTCCGGCTCCTTCTAAAGGACTTGCAGTATAAGGTGTAACTGGGGATTTATCTTCTCTGAATCCTCCTGCACCGCCTCCGCCTCCAGCGTTTTTACCAGAGCCACCACCACCTGCAACAACCATATAAGAAACTTGATTACACGCTGCTATTAAAGATACAGCAGATACACAAAAAGTTCCTGGTGCTGTGAACGTATGAATTTTACAATTTCCAGATGTTGTTATAGTTCCACCTGTTGCTGCCATAAAACTTTCTCCTATAAAACCAGTTCCTTCTTCAACTGACAGCCAACCTTTTGTTGCATCAGCATAAACTAAAGTTAAACTTAAATTGTCTGTAGATGCTGTAAAATCTGCAGCAGCACCGTTTAAATTAGAACCACCTCTACCTATCGTTAAATTAGCTGTTGCAAAATTACTAGCATAATCTTTAAGAGCTACAATATCTCCAACAGAAGGAGAACTTGGTAAAGTTAATGTAAATGCTCCAACACTATTTGTGTCACAAAAATATCCTTCTCCCGATGTTGCTGTAAAGTCTGCTGTTTTAATAGCTGTCTGCCAATTTACAGATCCTGATCTACCAAAACCTGATTGTGATGCACCAGATGCTAAAGCAATTGTATCACCACTAGCGCCAATAGTAATTGTATTACTATTCTCGTTAATGATGTTTGCACCGCATTGGTTTTGTATATTGTTTACTTTAATTGTACTTGTCATAATTAATTCTGATATTTATACCTTATTATTACGACACCGGATCCACCATTCAATCCATCATATCCTGCTGGATCTGGTGTTAATGGACTTGGAGCTGCGTTTTGACTATTCCCTCCGTTTCCTGTATTTGCTGTTGCATTTGCTCCTGCTGACCAAGAACTAGGATTATATGGAGTGTAATTACCTCCTGTTGAATAAACTACAGGTGAAGCTGATATACAAGATGTAGCTCCTGTTCCTCCAGTGGTTGCAGTTGGAGTAGTTCCACAATTTGGACTTGTGCCTCCTGCACCTGTTGCACCACCTCCAGCACCACCTAATGTAGCTCCGCTTGGTGCACCACCACCACCATTACTTCCTTGTCCTGGATTTGTTGGTGGAGTATTTCCTGATCCAGCTGATCCACCAGCACCAGCTCCACCACCTCCAGAACCGCCATTAAAACCTGTTGAAGAATTAGGACCACTGCTAGGACTTCCACCGCCGCCACCACCAGCAGCTGTTATTGTTGTTGATAAAGTTGCTACTGAATTATTTCCTGATACGGCTGCAGTACAACCATTTTTAGTTCCACCCGTACCCCCTGCACCAATAGTAATTGGATAAGCTGCAATTGGTGCTGGTAAAGAAACAGCAGGTGCTGCTCCCAATGGAGATGCTGTATAACAACCTGAAGCACCACCTGGTGAGGCTCTAAAACCTCCAGCTCCTCCTCCACCGCCACCTTGAATATGTTTGTAATTACCACCAGATCCTCCGCCACCAGCGACCACAATATAGTCTATTAAATTAGATCCTGTTCCACTACCTGGAGCAGCAGCGCCTGCAGAAGTTACACAAAAAGTTCCTGGACCTGTAAATGTATGAATTCTAAAATTACCTGAATTAGATATAGTTCCTCCAGTTGCTGTAACATATGGACTAAGACCTGTTTCTGTAGTGGTTGCGTTTTGAACATTTCC